TCATCTTCTTCAACCTCTAATGCCTTGGCAATATCTTCGGGCGGGATACGCTTGTTTTTAGCGATTGTATCAATGATTTTCTTATCAAGGGTATCATCCACCAACTCGTCACGAAAAGCCAATTCTTGCGCTTCTAAATCGCCTTTAAACACGTTCTTACGTGCGATTACCTTGTAATTATCGGATTGCTCGCCAAATTGAGTAAAAACGCTCAATGTGCTTTCAATATCGTCGAACCTTTGCTCGTATGTTTCATCCCCTAACCAAGTGGTAATCGCATCGTCATCTAAGCCATACCCTTGCTTTAGCATCTGTATAGCTTGTTCTCTTGATATTTTCCCTTTGTTAAACTCACGAATAATACGTTGGAAGTTCTGCCATTCTCGACCCTTCATCCCTTTTAGGTTCTCGTTAATCATTGCTTGATTAGCGTCAGGAACTTGGTTAACATCTACTGAATTAGGTACATTTCCACCTTCCTTTGGATTTAACCCAACCAATGCTCGAATCTCGTTCGAAGTCATTGATTCGAGAACTTTATTAGCAACCAATGGAGAAAGCGAGTTGATACCATCAAGTACAACCTGAGCAGCCGAAGATTCGTTCGCAGTATCAAGCGGAGCAAGACCAATTTTTTCACGAATTTCATCCTTGGTCATATTTTGCGAAATGATTGTTTCGCTAAATTCGTAGCTAATTGCTTCAACGGGTTTAATATAAAGTTCCGAACTTACTCCGTTTATCTTGGCTAATTTATTAAAGATACTCTCTAAAAATTGTTGCTTATCGTTTACATAAGTATTCTTGAATACCTCGTAGCCATCCCGAATTTCGGAACGTGTACCCAGCGAACCCTCAACCAAAACTCCGAACAATGATGGCGTAGTAATTTGATGCCCAGCAAAAATATTTTGTTGTATCATTTTATCGACTTGGTTAAAATCTTCCTTTGTCAAATCGGAAGCACCCAAATCGTCAATAACAGGTTTTTTTGCAGCATCTTGAACGAACGAAAGAATAAACTTCTTACCATCCGAACCCGAAAACCTATCGGTAAATCTTCTTTCGATATTACGCTTTTCATCGGGCGATGGCTCGCCATTCGGTAACGTAATTAACTTAGAAGCAGAGAAACCTGTTTGCGCATTACCTAAAACGTGGCGCGAAACCTCAACGTCGCTCTCAATGTAATTTAGCGCACCCATATAAGCGGGCAACGCATATGTGTCAAGTCCGGGTCTGTATTCTTTAATGTAAAGTATTTGCTTTCCTACTTTGTTTCCTGTATTGTAAGCGGCAATAATTTCAACTTCTTCTTTTCTATCTTGCCAATTATTCTTGTACCAAAACTGCGTGTTATCTTTATTGGAACGAACCTTAGTATAATCAATATGTGATAGGCTCGCAATTCTTTCGCCTACTTTACTCCAAATAACTTCTAAATACGCACCACCAAAAAGTTCAATATCAATCGACACCTTGCGGGTTAAATCAGTCAGCGTTTCGTACTTATTGGGTTTTTGAATAAAGGCTTCAGCATTCGCGTCGGGTTCTTTTGTCGCCCATCCGTTGCCTGTTATGTAGTTTACCTTACCGCGCACAATTGCGTTATGCTTTGCGCTCTTATTGTATAAACTTAACAGGTAATTAGGATAATCGTTCCTTTCGCCAAACTCAATATATCCCTGCCCTTTCTTTTCCCGATATTCGGGTTGCTTTGCTTCTGCAAAACTTAATATTACTAAATTATCCATCATCGTACTATAAATGTATTATTTGGTTCGTAAGTCGTAAAGTTAAAAGCCGTAGCTTCATCCAATCGCATAATGCCAGTTTCTAACTTGCTGGTAGCTAACGCAGGGTTCGTGTTGCTTGTTGAGGTTTGTTCGTAAATCTCGTATTCCCATTCGCCACTATCGTAGGTTTGAAAATACGTATTGGTAACTATCGAAAATTCATCGTAGCGTTCTTTGTGTGTCGAAATATTAGCCGCTTGCAATAAAACAAAACTTCTTATGATATTGCTACCCCTATGCGTAAACACGAAAAGATAATTAGGGTTCGTTAAGGTTTGCTTTTCCTTTAACGTCAATATGATAGTGTTAGTTTGCCCCTTTGTAAGATATATCATACCACTAAATAGAATTAGCGTGAGATTTTACCAAAAAAAAGCCACCCCGAAAGGGATGGCTCTAATCTACCTACCTATTACGAACTACGAAAGCAATTAGGAAACAAGACCTGCAATGATACCGCTGTTCACTTCGGGGGCAAGTTCTTTCTCGCCACCTGTAAATGTAAGCGTGTAACCATTTCTGTCGCCTTGTGCAGTTCCTGTCGCAGACGTTCCGCCTGTTACATCGAGACCTGTAAATCGACCTAACAACCAATATTTGTCGTTAGCATCTTGAACGACTGCCATCAATGTATTTTTAGCCAACAACAAGATTTCGTTTCTTGTATTGGCTTGCAGTTTGTTAAGAACAATCGAAAGTTCCTGAGCGTAAAATACAGTACCATTCTCAACTGAACTTGTGATAGTTTCAGTTAAAGCACCTGTGTTTTTTACTAACTCGTATTTGTAGAATACCTTACCCGCTGCCTTGGTAATAGCAGAAACGATACCAGAAGCCTCGGTAACTGAACTCACGTTAGCGTGAGCAATCAGCCACACGGCTTTGATACCGCCTAAACTTTCCCGACAATCGAGTGTGTATCCTTGTGTTAAAGCACAAGCCATTTGTTAATTTTTTATATTGTTATTAAAGAGTGGGTAACCCCGAAAGATTACCCACCTTTTTATTACAGAGTGAACTTCACTACTTCGTCAGGGAACGCAAAGTTTACGCCCATCTTGAACTCGCTTACGAAACGAACTTGGTCAGCTTCTTTAGCGTAGAACAATTCAAATCTTTCTTCTTCGTTCAACAGGTCTGTACCGATGAACAAATTAGAAAGGCGCATAGCGTACAACTTGTTAGTTCCGTTCAGTCCTTGTACGGCAACAACCTTGATAGTTGTAGCAGGCAGGATGAACTCGGTGTCAGCCTTAACATCAATTGAGTAATTGAAGCTATTAGCAGCACGCAGAGCAATCAAGTAAGTACGGAAAACATCCATACCGCAGAAGATTGTCATATCTTCTTTAGAAACAACAGTAGCGGGGATAGCTTGATAAATAGCATCGAATACGGCAATCACATTTGAAGTAGTGATTGAAGTAGCTACTGAAGCAATGTAAGGGTTAGCGTTAGCTTGAACAGGACCTGAAGCAGCGTTAACCAGCTTAATCAAACCATCAAACTTATTGAGGTTTACGTTACCGCTGGTAGTATCGCCCTGCCACAAAGCAGTTTCAAGTTGTGAAGCGATTTTGTCAGCTTTACGAGTGGTGTAATCTTCGGCGAATACGATGCTATCGTAACGGCTTCCCGCAGGGAGTGCCTTTTGAAGATACTTTGCTTCCAAATCTTTGGGGCAAAGGCTTTCGTTAATCTTAATCTTACCTACGGTTACAGTACGCTGAGTGAAAGTAGTTGTACCTGAAGCGTTGAAGCCGCAAGATGAACCACTTTGGAAAATAGCGTCAGTATCCATAATGTTAATGGTTTCGGCTGATTTTACGCCTACCATTACGTTACCTTGGTCTTTAATCAAACCAGCGGTTTTGCTTCCAAGAACGGAAGAAGATACCAACAGAGCTTCATTCTCTTTGGTATAGTTAGCTAATGCATCTACATTAAAAGCCATTGTTATTAAATTTTAATTGTTTGAAAAATTATTTCTTTGCGTACAAATTGAGAAAACGTGATACTTTGTCGTTCTTGCTTTCGAAGTGCTTTTCAAAAACTTCTTTGGGTTGTGTAGGTTCGGCTGACGGAGTTTTAGTCAGTTCGATAACTACATCGGTCAGTTCTTGAATAGCTTGTGAAAACTTAGCAGATTGCTCAGCCATCATAGCTTTTTCATCTTCTTTCTTCTTTCCGTACTCGGCAAGTTGTGCTTCCATTTCGGATACTTTCTTTTTCAAAAGTTCAACTTCGCTTACGGGTTCTTCAACAGGAACTTCGGGGCTTTCAATTTCAACGATTGTTGAAGCTTCATCAAGGGTAATCATAGTACCATCGGCAAGTTTATGCTCACCAGCGGGGGCGGGCATTTCGTTACCAGCTTCGTCAACAATAGAAACTTTACCACCAAGTTCAAGTTTGTCAATCATTACTTTTGCTCCACCCTCGAGTACATACTCGGCAAGAGCAACGGCAACAGGTGCTTGCGCTTCCGCAAACATTGCCTTGATTTTCAAAAGTGCTTCTTGTGCAGTCATAAAATTTATTGATAAATAGTTATATACATCGTTGATTACCATATAGACAAAAAAAGGGAGTGTAGAAACACCCCCTTGTATTAAAACCAAACTATGAAAACCTATTCTACTTGCTTTAAGATATCAATGATTTCATCCATCATTTTTTCTTCCTTACTGATTGGTTTTGAATAATTAAAAATACCCTCAACGCTAAACCCCTTTACTTTTCCATCTTTAATCATATTCCAAACTTCTTCATTCTCAACCTTAAACGAACCGAACCAAGAACCCTCTTTCACGTCTTCAAAGCCTTTCATCGGCTTGACACCGCGCTTTTCATCTACTATCCAGCTTTCAAACATAGTTACACCATCCATCACTTGCCCGCTATCGTGCATCAAATTTACGTTATTTTGATAGCCTTTCTTGAAATATTTTTGCGCAATCTTTTTTATTGTGTCTTTTCCAAACACAACATAATATTCGCCATTGCCATCGTTTCGGTAAATAGGCGTATCGGCAAGCATCAAAGCACCTGTAATAATCCTTTCTTCTTCGTCTTGAATAGAGAAACTCTGCTTATCAATTTGTCTTAGCTTGCTTTCTGCCCAACTTAGCGCACTTGCACCGCCCCAAGCATCGTACATCAATTGCCCGCAGCCATCGCCATACCCTTTAGAGGTTTCCGCGTTTTCTTTGTGTCTTGACAAAAATGAATACATCCTGCGTATTGTTTCAACGCTGATAGGCTCGCCATTGGCTAATTGGTTGGCACGTTGCTTACCGACAGGTGTGCCACAAGAACCCCATCCGTTTTCTTCTGCCCAATCC